TTATTTAAGGATTATACAAGACAACTTAAGATTTCGTTAATTCAAGATAGAATAAGAGCAAGATTCGATGATGATTTGGCAAAAGAATTTAAAAGACAATTAGACGCAGGCGAAGTATATTTAAATGACTCAACAGGATTATCAATATATTGTAATGCTATATCTTTATATCCTTTTTTATTAAACGGATTAAAAGATTTAGGTGGCGAGTGCGACGCACCAAAACACCTAAGTTCATTTTGTGGTGGATATATAAATTTAGTTTATGCAATTTCAGCACAACAATCAGGTGCTTTAGCAACTGTCGGATTTTTAATGTGTTTTGATTATTTTGCAAGAAAAGATTATGGCGATAATTATTTAGAAACAGCAAAAGATAAGATAACTGCTGAACTTCAAGGCGTAGTATATAGTATTAATCAGCCTGCAGGTTCAAGGGGATATCAATCAAACTTCTTAAATTGGACTATATTTGACAAGTATTATTTTAATGCTTTATATGAGAATTTTGTATTTCCTGATATGACTAAACCTGATTATGAATCAGTTAATAAACTTCAAAAATTCTTTATGAAATGGTTTAATAAAGAAAGAACTAAACATATATTAACATTTCCTGTAATTACTGCAAGCGTATTAAATGACGGCGAAGAATTACTTGATAAAGATTTTCAAGATTTTATCGCTGAAGAATTAGCAGAAGGTAATTCGTTCTTTATATATAATGATACAAATGCTTCTTCGTTGAGTTCGTGCTGTCGCCTCAAAAATTCGATAGAAGACCAAATAAATGAATTTTCATTTACACTTGGAGCAGGTGGCGAAATGACAGGTTCAAAAAACGTAATGACTATTAATTTAAACAGACTTATACAAGATAAGCGAGATTTAAGAACAGAAGTAGATAAAGTTCATAAATATCAAGTTTCAGTAAATGATTATTTCATAGATTTATATAATAAAGATATGTTGCCTGTATTTAAAGCAGGTTATAATTCGCTTGACAAGCAGTTCTTAACAATAGGTATTAATGGTATCGTTGAAGGTGCAGAATATTTAGGATATAAAATATCTAATAATCCTGAATATATGAAATTTATTTCTGATACTCTTAAAGAAATATCAGATATTAATAAAGAGAATTCTAAGAAATATAACGTTAAATTTAATACCGAATTTATACCTGGCGAAAATGTTGCAGTTGTATTTGCAAAGAAAGATAAAGCAGACGGATATAAAGTAACTAGAGATTGTTATAGTTCTTATATTTACGCCCCTGAAGATGAAAATATTTCAATACTAGATAAATTTGAGATGATGGGTGGTAAATCAACAGAATATTTAGACGGCGGCTCAGCGTATCACTGCAATTTAGATGATTATCCTAGTAAAGAGCAATTTATTAAACTTCTTGAAATATCATCTAAAACTAAATGTAAGTATTTTTGTTTTAATATTAAGATAACTATATGTAATGATTGTGGTAATATAGATAAGAAAACATTAACTGAATGTCCTAAATGTGGAAGTAAAAATATAGATTATGGCACTAGAATTATTGGATATTTAAAAAGAATTTCTAATTTTTCTACACCTAGACAAAAAGAACACGCTTTAAGGTATTATTCAAAAGAGAAATAGAGAAATAGTAAGTGTTATATTACTCATATAATCAAATTGTATTACAAGAAGTTCCTGATGAAATTTCATTGGGAATTTCTATTTCAGGTTGTTCTTTAAAATGTAAAGGTTGCCATAGTCCTGAAACTTGGAATCCTAATTTTGGCAAACAATTAACTGAAACTGAATTTAATCAATTATTAAGTAAAAATCCATTTATTACTTGTGTTTGCTTCTTTGGTGGCGAGTGGAATTCAGAATATCTAATTAAATTAATCAAAATTGCTAAATCTAAAAATCTTAAAATATGCTTATATACAGGATTAGAATTAGATGACTTACCTAAAGAATTGATACAAGAATTAGATTATGTTAAAACAGGCAGATATATTGAAGAATTAGGTGGTTTAAAATCGCCTACTACAAATCAGAAATTTATTAGATTAAATAATTCTAGTAATTCTAGTAATTTACAATAAATTTACATTTATAAATATACACTTCAAGATTTAAACTACATTTAAAGTTAAATTGCTATAATCCTAAATATTTTATATAAGGAGCATAAGATGTTTGAAGAGTTTAGAGAAAAGAAATTGATTGAAATAGGTAAGGATTATAAGTTTATAATAGAACATATACTTCCTGATATTTTTGTTAAACAGCCTAATTCTAATGAAGTTTATATAAAATCTGTATTTATGAAAAAAGACAAAACAAAAAAATATAAACTTCTTAAAAAATTAGACTTAATTATTGAAGATTCAGGTAGAATTTATCTTACAGATAAATCTTACAGAATGATTATTGATACGTTTCAATCTGAATCTAAAGAAATAAATCTTACAAATTTTTTAGCAAATTTAATCAATAAATCAATTAATAGAGATTTATTTTTAAGAATTCTTGATACGTGTGAATATTAATAATTCTAATACCTAGCCACTTTATTTAATAGATAAATACATTTAATTAAATATATTTAATAAGGTTAATATAGTGGCAAATACAGGTATTATTCAAAGAAGAGAAAAGAAAGATTACTTTTATACCGATGAAACAAAACCTTTACAAGGCGAAATTGTTTATGCTATTGATACTGATGAATTTGGAACAATAAATTCAAATGGCGATATAGAGTGGATTCCACGTAAAGGTCTTGTAACATCAGTAGCACATAAAAATGGCGATGTAGAATTAGATAAAACAGATGTAGGCTTAGACCAAGTCGATAATACTTCAGACTTTGATAAACCTGTATCTAATGCAACATTAAAACTACACCTAGAACATTCAACTGATACAAAAAATCCACATAAAGTTAATAAATTTCAAGTAGGATTGGGTAATGTTGATAATACAGCAGATATTGATAAACCTGTTTCAAATTTAACTAAGCAAGAACTTCAAAAATTAGATGATAAAAAGGTCAATAATTCAAGAGTTTTAACAGATGTTCCTGAAAATGCTAAATTTACAGATACTACATATTCTATTCAAGACGGCGAATTATCTGAATTTAACTTTAATCTAGCAAGAAAAGATAAATTAGACAATTTAGAACATTCTAATTATGTATTAGGAACTCCTGCATTATCAGTTGAAGGTAGAGAAATTAAATTAACACGTGGCGACGGAACTTTTGAAACAATCCAAACACAAGATACAATTTATAATGATAGATATGTATTAGAGCAACTAGAAAATCTTAAAAACACTAAATTAGATAATACAATAATACCTGCTAATGCTAAATTTACAGATACTATTTATGATGATACAGAATTAAGAAATAAAATTAATGATTTAAATACAGAAGATTTAAATATTAAAAATACTATTAATACTGAAAATACTAAATTAAAATCAGAAATTAAAAAAGTTAAAGACGAATCATTACCTTTGCACGGCAAAGCAGACGACGCTAAACTTTTAAATGGTAAAAAAGTTAAATCTGATTATAGTATTAATGATGATGAAAGTCCTGCTAGTATTACAGCAGTTAGAGAAGTTTATTTAAATTCAGAGAATAAATTAGCAAAATCTGATATAGTTGATGATTTGACAACAGGTGGTTCAAATAAAGCATTATCAGCAGAACAAGGTAAAGCATTAAATGAATTAGTTAAAAACATATCAAAAGTTTTATCAACAAGTTCTAATGATATACAAGCAATTAAAGATGTTATAGAATTAGTTAAAAATAATAAAAAATTACTAGAAAATCTTAAAATAGATTCTATTTTAGGTCTTAAAGAAGCATTAAATTCTAAACTTAATATATCAGATTTAACAGGAACTAAAGTTTTAGATTTGTTAAATTCTAATGCAGTAAATACAAATCTTAATGCTGATAAATTAGACGGCAAAGATTCATCAGAATTCAATCAAGTAATTGGTGTTGATTATAGTTATCAAAAAGCAAATGTAGGTTCAAATGACCCTGAAAAATATCCATTTGTTACAAATTTAGTATCTGATAAAGGTGTAATAAAAAATGTAAATATTCGTGAATATAGTATATCAGATATTAAATCAGATTTTGGTGTTGATAGGGTTGATAATACTTCAGACTTAGAAAAACCTGTATCAACAGCAGTTCAAGCAAAATTAAATGAAATTAATAATAAAATATCTAATATAGGTAATTTGACAAATTCAATGACTTATAAGACTATTACAAATATTACAGAATTGGCAGGTGCTAAACCTGGATTATATAAAATTTCAAGTGCTAATTATAGTATAGCAGGACAAACATTTACAGATGATTATATTTTAAAATTATCTGATACTGATAAATTACATATATTAGTAGATTAATGAGATTAAAAAATTTAAGAAATTAAAAAGTTTAAAGAATTTAATGGATTAAGGATTATTTAATGGGTAAAATTTTAATAGAAAAATCAGGTATATTTACCGAAATATCAGGGGGAAGTCAAGAAACTCCACAGCAACTACTTGCTAAAATTTTAACAGTTGATGGTAAAGGTTCAGGATTAGACGCAGATTCTTTAGGTGGTGTTAATTATTCTCAATATGCACTTAAGAAAGATTATTATGATAGAAATATTATTAATACAGAATTATCTAAGAAATTAAATATTTCTGATTATAACAATGAAAAATCAACTTTTGCATTAAAATCAGAAGTATCAAATTCTAATAAACCTGTATATGTTGTTTCAGATACAGAGCCAACTGATAAAAATGTATTTTGGATTAAAGACGAACAAGACCCAACAGATAGTATAGGCAAATCAATTGAAGATTTAAAAAAATATAATGATTCTAATTATAATAAAATTGAAACTTTACAAAATCAAATTCAAGAGTTAAAAAAACTATTAAATAAACAAGGTTCAGGTTCAAGTGGTTCAGAGTCTGTAAGCGGTTCAAACGTTTTATCACAACCTAGACCAAATTTACTTAAAAATAGTAAATTTTTAATAGGAAGAAATATACCTGAAAAGGAAAATGTTGCTAAATTTGGAGTTAAATATCCTAACACCATAAATTATTTTAGAGATTCAATCGAAAATCTAAAATGTTATAGTGATGATTATATATGCGACTGTTGGTTTTTACATTCTAATTCTTATTTAAAGAATCTTAAAAATGTTTATATAAGTTATGATTTGATGAACGAAAATTTAAAAAAGGGTGACGGATTTAAAAGATGTTTAAGAATAAAAGAAATACAAAATGCAAGTAGTTCTATTTTTATAATGCAAAGAATGAATGATTATTATGTAGATGTTCCAAATGATAGAAATTATGGTGCAATAGTATCAGGCTCTATCGAACAATTAGATAGCCAATCGAATCCTGTTGATATAGACCACAAAATATATATTATTGTTAATCAAGTTGATGAAAGAATTTATAAAAGTGAAAAAATAAAATTAGATAAAGAACACATTATAGAAGGTAAAGATGGAACTAAAAAAATAATAAAATATAATATTTTAGAAAATTTGCCTGTTTTGATGACTTCAAAGCCATATGAAGCATATTTTGTAATAGAAATATCATCTAGTGCTGGTGCAACAAACAATATGCCTATAAGATTGAGCGACTTTAAATTAGAATTATTACAAAGTAAAGATGACCCTAAAATACCAACAGAACATACATTTTATGGTGGAAGTTATGATACAGATTTACTTTCTTGCAATACAGAATCTTTTCTTTTTTCTGATTATCAGTTATATTCTAGTCAAATTTATGAAAATTCAAAACATCGTCTTGTCATTTTTATGCCTAATATGAAAAAGTCATTTAACAGAAATCTTACTTTTGATGTTGCTTATCAAAATCAAGGCTCAGGTTACGGCAATTTTACATATTATACATCATCAGACCATAATTATATTATTTTTGAATATGGCTGTCCTTTTAAAATAGCAAATTTCAAATATGTTGGTTCTATGCCAAATGGATATAGTTTAAGACAGATGACCGAAAATTAATTAAGGATTAAATAAATGAATAAAATTAAATATTATAATAAAGATACTTTAAGATGGGAAAATATTGACACAAGATTATATGAAAATCATCTATATGTATCAAGAAAAACAGATAGTCCTTTTGGTAAAATAAAATTATTACCAAATAATAACAGGTCACGTGGAACATCATTTTCTGTTGCACTCACAGAATCAAATGAATTAATATTTTGGGGTCATCAAGAAACAGGAAAATTAGAAATAACAAAGCCAAGTATGAACGTAACTCCTTTTATTAAAGTTCCACTTGATGTTTTAAAAGAATTTGGCGAAAATGATATCTATATTAACAATATTGATACAGAACAAGACACTATTTATTTACTTTGTAATGACAATTTATATGCAATAGGATATAATAGTAATTATAAAGATACATTTGAAAGTAAAACAGCACTAGGTATAACTGCATATAAATTAGCCGAAAATGTCCGCAATTATTCAAGGAATTCACTAGGTATAGAACGTTCTCAAACAAATATGTTAATAGTTCATACCGACGGTTCTTTATCAGGATATGGTATAAATTCATATGGTTCATTGGGATTAGGACACTCAAACGAAGTAAAAGTAACAACAAAAATTCCTACTACATTTTTAGAGTCTAGTGACGAAATAATGAGTGCTATTGCAGTCACAGGTTGTTCTTATTTAGTCACCAAAAAAGGTTACGTATATTCTTGTGGTTATAATGCTAACGGACAATTAGGATTAGGACACAAAAACAATACTACTTCATTTCAAAAAGTTCAAATGCCTAATGGTAAAAAAGTTAATAAATTAGAAGTTACGGCAGGTTTTTATGTTAATGGAAATTCAAAACTTTTTAATGAGTATAAATGTGTAGCATTATGCGAAGATAATACAGTTTATACGTGGGGTTCAGGTTATTATGGAATAGGATTTGCTTCAAGTGACGATATTCTGACACCTAGACAATTAACAAAAGCAGAATTCAAATATGATATAGATAATGACCCAATAGATAATGTTTATGGTTGTTTTTATGCAAATTCTACATTTTTTAAAACAGAATCAGGTAAATTATTTGCGGTCGGATATAATCATTTCGGACAATTAGGATTAAAATCACAAATAATAGATTCAGCACCAAAATATAATGAAATTCAACAAGTTCCGCTTAATGAAAATCTTGAAGTTATAGATGTATATTCTATATGTGGCGAAAGTGGATTATATTATCAAGGAACATTATTATTAGTAAAAGATAAAAACACAAATAAATTTTATTTTTATTCATCAGGATATAATCTAAACGGACAATTAGGTTTAGGTGATTGTGATAATAATAAGTCAAAATTTGAAAAAATAAATTTAGAAATGACCGATGAAATTAACGGTGGATTAAAACAAGTAACAATTAATGGATTTGAATCTAAAATTTATATTCAAGTTTTATTTAATAATGGTAGATTGTATGGTTGGGGAAATAATGAATACGGACAATTGACAGGAAACTGCGTAACATTTGATAAAATAACAAGACCAATGCCTATTTTAGGATTAGTAAATTCAGCGTCTGATGATAGTTTAGTAAAAGAACAAACAATAGAAAATTTAAGAAATAAGATTACAGAATTAGAAAATCAATTATCAAATGTTAAAGGTTCTTTAGATAGTTATTATGATTATGATACACCTAATAATTCATTAAATTTTAAAACTAATATTAAAATTAAAGGAACATTACAAAAAGATAATTCAATAATTGGCGACCCTGATGAAGATTATATTACAACTAAATATTATGGCGAGCAGTTTCCAATACAATTTATGGCACAAATGGCAATGATAACAGGTGGAAGCGTTAATAATTTAGTTCTAAAAAATCAATCATATACATCGCCTGCATATACATTCCCAAATAAAACAAATATAGTTGAATTATATGAAACTGATTCAAATAATAAAGAATATAATAATTTTGTTATAACTTTTACAGATACACCTGAAAAATTACATTTAGAGCCTACAAAAATAGGTCAATCAGGAATTATTAAAGTTATTGGTGCTAAAAAAATAAAAGGATATACTTCAAAATTAAAATCAACAATACAATTACCTGTATTAGATGAATTAAACGATACAGAATATTTTAGTTATTATGTATTTTCTTTTGATGAAATTTTATTATCAAGAATTTAATTTATAAAGGACTAATAAATGTTATTAGTCCTATTTTATTTCTATATAAAAAGGAAATTTATGATTTATGGATTTATGAAAAGAAGACCTGAAAATAATCCACTATTAAAATTTACTAAATATCAGCGTCAAACTTTATCAAGATTAATTAAATTATACGGCGTTGGAAACCCTATTGCAGATTATGATGAAAATTATGCTAATTTATGTTTAAATGATGTTAATAAAACGGCTATTGCAATGACTAAAAAATCAGATGAGCCAAATAAAGCATTTTTAAGTTTTGGCAATGACACTGAACCTTTTGCGGAAGTGACTACTTCAGGAAAGAACGGACAATTATGCACTTTAGTTAAATGGTTAGATTTTTTTGATTATATGAATAAAATTAATTATGATGAATATAATGATAATTTACCTAATAATGATGTATTGACAGATGAAGAAAGAAATTGGTATCAAGATTATAGATTAAAAAGATATCTGAAACGTGGTAATCTTAATGTTATTGGTGAATATTACAATAATAGTAATAAACCTGTTATATATGGTAGTGATAGTTACACAGAGTTCAAAGATGTTTATGCAGGATTAGATGAAAAGAACAGGCTTATTTTATCTTTAGACGCAGAATTTAAAAAACCTATTATTTATGTGCTGGCAACTTATAATATTCGTCCAAGTGCTATAATAGCAGGAAAGACCACATCACAATTTGGTCTAGGACGATATTTAGACCCTGTTATATATAAAAATCCAAATATTAAGCCGTATATACGATTTACAGAAGAAGATAAAACATTATTAGAGTCTTTAAAAATAACCTTCCAAACAGGACAAATATTTACAAAAATTGTTAATTCTAATATTTTTAATTATACACATACATTAAATGGAAAAACATATCAGATTTATGCTACTTATTCTACTTTATCAAAAACTGATAATAATAAACAAATGTTATTATATTTTGATGAAGCAAAAACTAAACCTTTTGCAATAACAAAAATAATTTGTAAAGATGATAACAATTATGACTTAAATTTACTTTTTTGGATATTATAATAAATCTATATTTAATAATCCTTTAAGCAATCAAACATTATAATTCAGCCAAACAATATATTAAAAGGAATACAAAATGGCTGAACTATCAATGTTATCAAATCAAATTCAAAATTATGATAATATAGTAAATCTTAATATTGGATTTACTAAATCTACAAAAACTATATCAAAATCAAGAGTTGATATATATTCTTACAGATATACAGATTTTAACAATTTTAAACTTCACAACGCTTATGAATTGCGTGGAAGTTCAGTAGTTTATCAAAATAATAAACCTTTAAGATTTTATTATTCAGTGCCTAAATTTTTCAACTTAAATCAAACTGAAGAAACACAATTAAATATCATTAAAACTAAGAAAATATCAAAAGTTTATGAAAAATTAGACGGCTCTTTAATTCAATTTTTAAGACTTCCAAATGGCGATATAGTTGCTAAATCTAAAACTTCATTTGAAACTTCACAAGCATTAGAAGCACAAAGAATATATCTTAATACACCTGAATTATTTGATTTTATTAATAAAAATGTAGATAATTATAATTTATTATTTGAATATATATCTTATAATAATCAAATAGTAGTTAATTATAATGTAGATACATTAAGATTAATTCAAGTTAGAGATTTAGAAGGTAAATTTGTAGATTTGAATGATATTGATTTAGACCCTAAATTTATAGTTAAATCAGTAAATTTAACACTAGACGAAATCTTAGATATAGTTGAAAATTCAACTGATGATATTGAAGGATTTGTAGTATATTTTACAGATTCAACAATAGTTAAATTTAAGACCCTAGAATATCTAAGAAAGCATAAATTATTAACTAATAATCCAACTAAGAAAGAATTAGTTAATATGATTATAAATGAAACTATTGATGATTATATAGCAAATTTACAAGGAACTAAATATAATGCTATTTCAGAATTTAATTCAGAAGTAATAGAAAAAATAAATTATTATCAAAAATATATAAAAGAATTTGATTATTCTTTAGATAGAAAATCATTTGCTATTCAAAACAGAAATAATCCTGATTTTAGTTTATTAATGAGATGTTACGGCGTTACCGATGATAATCAAATAGAATCAGAGATTTTAAAATATATTGAGCGTAATGCAGATAATTTATTTGAGTTGAATTATATTGTTTCAGATGAATTTGATGATTAATATACTTTAAGTTTAGATTAATAATTCTCTAAGGTGTTCTTAAGTATTTTGATGTTATAATTCTCACATAACAAAGGAAAACAAAGGAGCAAGAGATGAAAACAACAACCCAACTACCAAAAGAATTAGCAGAGTTTGAAGCAATTTATAGAGAATTATTAATCAAAGATACTTTAGAATTAGTTGCAGATATTAGAGAAGAATATAATACATTAAAAGCAGAAAATCCAAGCAAAACAATGGAAATATCAGGTTATTTAATAGACAAATACAACAAATCTATAATAGATGAAGTTATAAGATTTAGAAGTAATAATCAATATTTTATAGACAAATGCACTAAACAATCATTAACTCTATTTTCAAATCTTTTAAATAAAGTTTCATCAAAAGTAGGAAATATCACTGATTTATCAAATTTAACAACTACATCAGGAAACAATGAAATAGTTTTAAATGGAGTAGTAACAGGACAAAATGGGTTGGTTAAAGTTCAAAGTATTTTAGCAGGCGGTCACGGAGTTCAAAGACTTCACATCAGAACTTTAATAAAAGAGATTAAATAAGGAGTAAGAGATGAAAAATTATCTCAATATGACTTCACAAGAGAAAATAGAATTTAGAAAAGAAATAGAGAAAGAATTAAAATCAGTAAATGAAATGGCATATTCAAGAGTAGCCTATATTTATAAAGTTTCAGAACACGATAGAAAAATAGCAGAACATCTTGTAAAAATATGTTGTTTTGATAATCCTGATGATTTAAACGGACACTATAAAGGCTTAAATTCGTGGATAAAACCTAAGCAAGGATATACATTAAAGCAAGGTAAAATAACCTTTGATTTTCTTTACGAATTGTTATGGAATGGTTGGTTAGATTCAGGTGATAAAATAAAAGAAATTGCCTTAGAACTCAAAAGCAAACAATATAAAAAAGTTAAATTATATGATAATATTGATTACGATATATTATATAATGAAATTACTAAAGTTATGACTAAGGTTGTTAATGATATGCTAGAGCATAAATTTAACGATATCAGAGATTATTTAAATCCTGATAACCCTGAATTGTTTGCAAAATATCACGATTAAGAAGTTTAATATGATAAAAGATTTTATAAACAGATTAAACAGTTTAGGATTTAATGAATTAAATGATAATTTTCATTTAGCAGAAATAAAAGAAACTGATAAATTGAAAATACAAACAATTAATCCGTGTAAATGTGCCATTTATATTGAACCTGAAATGATAACAATACCATTAAACATTAAGAAAATAGGATTTATTGATTCTTATATAGTAGATGAAATTTTATATTAAAAGAAATTGATAAGGAGTTAAGATGGGAAGTATGGGTGTTTTTGAAAAATTAATGATTTTTGCCACAACGTTGGTATTTGGTTTAATTGTTTATGTTATTTTTATTGTTTATAATACAGAAAATATAACAATTAATGGAATTACATATTATTGCAACGATGATTATTCATATTATTATGAAGATTTAGGCACAACATCAACATCATTTATACCTGTTTTTAATGGTAAAACAACAATGTTAATGCCTACAACTAAACAGGACACGATAAAAAGAACTTTAGATTATAATATTTGTAAAACTCAAAATATACAAAGGGATAGATAATATGAGTATTAAAGATTATATAATATCTAAAATTATAAGATTAAAAATAGTTAAAGATTTATGCGAGAAATCAAAAATTTTAGATTTAATTGAAAAAGATTCAAGAAATCTATTACCAAACACAATAGAATTATTATATGCAAATCCTGATAGTTTAACAAAAACAGATTTAATGTATAATAAAATGAAAATTCTTAAGAATTTAACATCACATATTTACAGAGCCGAAAGAATTAATTTTAAAATTACAGAAGATTTGCTTTTTAAAACTATTATCAATTATAGTTCAGAAAGAGAAGTTTTTAATTTTTTGTGTAATATGCTAAAGGAAACACATAAAGATGATTTTGATTTATCTGTAAGTTCTGATGATATAAGAAAAGAAGTTTATAAAAGAATTCATCAAATCTGTAAGTTAGTTTTAAGAAAAGACTTAGTATAATTCTATTTTAAAGAAAGGAATATAGGAGTTACGATGAAAACAGAACTTTATAATCAAATACTTACAGCAATGAAAAATATTGTTTATAGTGAATTAAATCAAGATAATCTTTATGATTTACTACAAGATAATCACGGAATTGATAATCCTTATCATCAAGAAGGTTCATTTTTAACACATCTTAATCTAGTTAAAGAGCAAGCAGAGTTATTATATCCTGATGATGAAATCTTACATATTGCTTGTTTCTTGCACGATGTTGGTAAGCCATTTTGCAAAGTTTATGATTCTGAATCAGGCAAAACATATTTTAGGGGTCACGAATCTTATTCAGTATTTGTAGCATATGATGTAATTAAATATTTGATTAATAATTTTAACTTTGAAATTTCAAGATTTGATTTATTAAGAATATTATCATTAATTCAAAGACACGCAGACCCTTATTCATTAGGAATTAAAAAATTAGTATCAAAATATACACGTGCTGAATATAATGATTTAGTCAAAATTCATAGATGTGATTCACTTGGCAGAACACCTGCTAAAGACCCTATAATTTATGATATTAATTTATTTAAAGAAAAATTTGAGTTTAATCCTAGTCTTAATAATAAAATACTTTATATGATAGGCATACCAAATTCAGGCAAATCAACATATATCAAAGAATTGACTAAATTTAACAACTTTAAAATATTGTCAAGAGATGATATTATAATGAATTTATCTAATACAGATGATTATAATAAAGCATTTGATGATGTTAATCAAGATTTAGTAGATTCAGAATATAATAAATTATATAATCTGTATATGCAAAATAAAGATAATTTTATTATAGATAAAACAAATACTACATATAAATCAAGAAATAAAAATATAAAAGAATTTAATTCACATAAAATAGGAATTTGTTTTTGCATAGGATTAAGTGAAATTCTTAAGAGAAATAATCTAAGAACAAACAAAAAACTTAATTTAAGTGTAATAAATAAATTTATGACGCAGTTTCAATTTCCATATAGTAATGAATTTGAAACAATTTATTATGTATTCGAGTAGGGAGTAAATATGCAATTAGAATCTAAAATTAATGGTTTAGCAGTTATTGTTACTATATTAATGGAGTCTTCAGATGATAGACTTACTATTAATATATTTAAAAAACATAATAAAGAGTTTTTATTAAGTTTAACAGATTATAAACACAATTTAAACAAATATTTTGATACACCTATATTTTAAAGTTTAAAAGGTTTAAATCTTGCCTGATAATACCACCAATACTGATAACACAACTAAAGGCTATATCGGATTTACAGGAAATCATTTATTGCTTAAAAATATAGCAAATCTTGATAATCCTGAATCCGCTCACAGATACCACACTTTAGAAGAAACTGAATTTAAGTATGACTTAAGCATTAATAAATCAAGCAATATAGAAATAGCAAAAGTTTTCTTAGATGATGGTTTTCCTAATGGATTAACTATTAATAATGATTTAAATTTACGTGGATTTATTAAATCTTTTAATGAGCAAACAGAACCTGTAACTATTAATGAGCGAGAACAACTTAAATTTAGTGGTGCTAATTTTTATAAAAATGGTAGATATGCAGGATATGAATATTGTTTTAAGTTTTCTGTAAATATACTCTTTAGAATTAAATTAGAGCGTATTGTAAGCAATTCAGGTTCAACAGGTAGTAATACATCAGGCACACAAGGTTCAACTTATACAGGCAACGAGAAGCCTGAATTTAAGTATAAGCAATTAGAGCAAGTATTTCCCTATCAGTTGCAGAACATTACAAGAGATATAAAGGGTAATGATTTTGATAGAGCCGATAAAACAGGTAGATTGGTAGGTAATATAATATTTTTACCTAATTATGCAGGCACTGATATTAATATCCCTAATAATAAATTATATCTTAAATATAAATTTTTTGATATTTCAGAAATCCCTAATTATTATCCAAAAAATAAAATTTTATTAGATTATTTTAAGAATTCAGATTTTAAATATTGTGAATTTAATCAATATTTCAAAAATCAAGAATTATCAGGAATTACGCATTTTCATCAAAATTATGATAAAATTGATAATATTCCTAGTTGGTTTGGTAATACTGATGAAACACAAAGAATTTTCTATTCAGGCAGACCACCTAAAGAGCGAGTAATTAATTATCAAGAATTAATTAATGAAGGTTCAGGTTTAATAACTGATATAGGATATTTTAATAAAAATAATACAGATGATTTATATTATTTTGGATTATTAAAAAAATCTTTTCTTATATTATTAATAAGAAATAATAATATTGACACTGCTATATTTACCTTTGATTATTTAAGCAAATTTAGTCCATTTAATATAAAAAGACAACCTATTACTGATTATGATACTATCAGGACAAAACGTTCAAAATTAAGAGATTTATCACGTTGGATAAACTTTAGAGATACACCTAGAATTTAGTTAATTTTAAGATTTATTATATATAATAGTGAAAATGAATCAAAGGAGTTTAAAATGAAATGGGCTGATTTTTTATTAAATAAAATTACAGAAACAGATTTGTTTGAAATGGCTTATGAAAGAAAAGTCATAATAGATAAATGTAGGGATTTATCATCACAAATTTGCATTCATATAGTTAAATTGACTTGCTTTAATAATCCTGATGATGTAAGGGGTCATTTAAAGTCTTTAAATGGTTGGATATGGGATATTTATTTACAAAAATTAAAGACACCTAAAAAGAATAAAAAATTACCAGCAAATGTGTATTATGATGAAATATGGTTTAATAGAGTTGATGATTATACACAATTAAAAGATATAGCCAAACTTTTAAAAAGAACTGATTATAAAAATGTAAAATTAAGAGATGTAAATTATAGTGATTTGTATGATAAATTGTGTGAGATGATGAATAAAGTTTGTTCTGATATAGAAAAAGATAAACTTAATTCTGTTGAATATTATTTTGATAAATGTAAAATTGATTACAAATAAAGTAAGTAAAGATATTTAAAAGTTTAAATTAAAATTTAAGATTTATATTATATAATACTCGAAAAAGGTTAAAGGAGTGTAAGATGAAGACAGAAATTAAATCATTTTCTGGATTTTTATTTAAATCAGAAATATCAGAAGCACGCACCAATAGAAAAGAGATTATAAATTTTATGAAAAATATTTCTAATCAAATAAGAATTCACTTTGTAAAATTAACTTGCTTTGATAATCCTGATGATATTAGAGATAAAATTTTTGATTCTTTATATACGTGGTTTAATGAAATTCGAAAATTGAGAATTTATAGTTTTGATAAAAATAAAAGACTTCCTGAAGATGATTATTTTAAATACATTTGGGCGGACAAGATACGTAATTTAGATGATTTTGAATACTTATTTTTAGAAGTTAAAAAGACATATAAAGAAGTGTTGCCTATACAAGATTTAAAAATATCTAAAATATATTCACAATTAACTAGATTATCAAAAGAGTTATCTAAGGGATTATCTAGGAATTTCTTATGTTCGCCTAAATCGTATTTTGATTGGCATAAAAATAATAGAGTAGAATATAAAAGATAAGGAGTTTAAAAATGCTAAAATTAATTGACAACACAATAATCAATACTAATTCTATTGTTAAAGTTTATTTTATGAATTCAAAATATTTATGTATATCTGATAATACCAATCAGACACTAACTTTTATATTAAAAAATCCAATTGATAAAGAAGATGAAAAAGACGCAATGAGATTAATATTTAATCAAATTCAAGATAATAATCTTTTTGAAATAAATATTGATAATATTATAAACGTTTTTGATGTAAGTAGGGATATTGATTAATGCCACCTGTAACAAGACTTAATGATATGTGTAGCGGACACGATTCTTTTATACCTAGTCCTGTAATTCAGGGTTCTGATAATGTTATTACAAATAATTTACCAACATTTAGAAAAACAGACGCAGTTCAGCCACATCCTAGTCCTAGTCCAAGTCCGCCACACCCTAGATTTGGTAAAGCAGGTTCAGAAACTGTATTTGTTAATAATTTAGATATTATGAGAATAGGTGATGAAATTTCTTGCGGTGGCGTGGCGATTCAAGGCTCTGGGAATTGCCTTGCAGGCGGATAATATTAATTAAGGAGCAAATTTGAGCGTAGCAGGAACAATTACAAAATTAAATAAAGCAAAACAAATTAAAAATGATGAATTTTATACAAGATATGAAGATATTGAAAAATTTATATCACAATATTCAGAACATCTTAAATATAAAGTTGTATATTGTAATTGTGATGACCCTAGTTTCAGCAACTTCTATAAGTTTTTTAAGATTAACTTTACAAAGTTAGGTTTAAAAAGATTAATATCAACATATAAATCTGATGAACCTTATAGATACGATTATGATGGGATTAATGAGATTAAAACTCCTATTGAATCAGGTTTATTTGAATATAATTCAGATATAATTAATGAATTTAAACAAGATATTATTGTTATAACAAATCCACCATTTTCATTAATGAGATTATATATTAATTTCATAATGAATTTAGATGTTAAATTTATGATTATTGCACCTGTAACTATAATATCAATAGTTGAATTATTTGATTATTTTAAACAAAACAAAATTTGGGCTTTAAATCGTGATTTATTTAGAAAATTTATTACACCTGATAATAAAATTGTAGAAGCAAATTCTAATTTCTTTGGCAATATAGAATCTAAAATTCCTTATTATAAATTTACTAAGAAATATAATGATAAAGAATATCAAAAATATGTTAATTCTGATTGTTTGTATATTAATAAAACTGAAAATATCCCTTATGATTATAAAGGATATATGGCAGTTCCTTTACCTGCTTTATATATTTTAAATAAAAATCAATACAATATTGTTGCAAACACTAATTGCAGAAATATTTTTAATGAAATAATTGTAGAAGGAAATCAATATAAAATATCAAATTCAATAAAAACACCTACAAAAGCATTATCTAAAAGATATTTTATAGAATTACCTGAAAATCAAAAAATTAAATGTGATTATTATATAATAGAAAATAATGATAAATTTAAAGATAAGAAATTTATAGTTCCGTTTGCAAAGATTATAATACAATTAAAACACTAAAAATTTTTTAAATAAATAGTCTTATGAGTAATAAGACAGATTTAAACAATACCATTGGAATGTCAAACGACACCTATCAGAACCTAAAAAATATTATTGCATATAGAGAATCAGGGGGAAATCAATTTTCAGTAAATTCTTTAGGTTTTATGGGAAAGTATCAATTTGGTGCAGAAGCACTTGCTGATACAGGATTTATAGATAAATCAAAACTTCCTAAAAAAGGTCAAAGATATAGTGGTTGGCAAAATGACTTCTTAGCAGATGATAGCAATTGGACTATTAAAGGTGGTAAGCAAGCATTTTTAAATAATGTTGATTATCAAGAACAAGCAATGGATAAATTGCTTAAATCTAACTATAATCAAATTTCTAAAAGTATTGGATATACTGATGAAAGTGATTTAAGTGGTAAGTTAATGGCTTCACACTTAGGTGGATTCGGAAATACTAAAAAACTTTTCTTAGAAGGTAAAGGTTTTAAAGACGCTTACGGAACTGATATAATGCAATATTATAAATTAGGTTCAAAAGCAGGCTCAAACGATGAAACTTTATCCTATTTACCTAAAAAGTTTCAAGGAAAAATAGCAAATCCTGAATTTTCAAACGCATATATAGCAGATAATAAATCAACTATTCCTACTGCACCTATTGGCGATAATATAAATGAAAAAGAATCGCCTAGTGATACAGGAAATACAGGAAATATATTTAGTAATATAGGTAATAGTATAGGCAATTCTGTATCAAATTTCTTATTTGGTTCAAAAGGTTTAGACGGATTTAATTCAGAATCTATGCAAACTCTA